TCAATGAGTTGTAGTGCACCCAGTCTTTCTTTTTCAATTTCGAGATCTTTCAGCTCCGAGAAGAAGTTGTCGCGAGCATAGTTGTACTTAATACGGTTTTCAATTACCTTCCAGTCATCAGAAGTTATGATACCTTTGAGAAGAAGCTGCTTCTCAAGAGCTTTTGTAAACAGCTGACTAAATCTTACTCTGAGGCGATCAATAAACTTAGCAAACTTAACTTCGTCACGAGATATCTCTGATGCACGACCAAGATTAAACGAATTATCTGGTTGCATTCTAGAAACAGGAACGTTTAATGATCTAAACAGTTTATCCTGGAAATATTTGATATCTTCAATCTCACCAAGATTCTGACCACCAGGAAGTGTTGTAATTTCCGTACCTCTTCCACCTTCGCGGCGAGGAAGCCAGAAGTCTTCAAGCATTGTCATAAATTTACGATCATCACGAACTTCACCAGTACCGATATCGTACACAAGCTTGTTCTTATGACGTGTCATCATGTCGCGGAGATACTGTTCAGCTTTCATTTTTGGTAGATTACCAACGTCAATGTAGAATATGCGGCGCTCTGGAGCACGTGAAATTCTATAGATCACAGACGCATCTTCGATAGTCTTAAGCTGGTTTAGAGGTTTGATTGCTTTGTGTAGATAAGAAAGAACCATTGTTGACTTAGCATCTACAAGACCGCTAGTCACGTGAATGATTGAATCTTTTGCTATTCTCAGACCACTTGTTTGTGTTGATGTTGTTGATGGTCCGTAAAAACCCTTTTCACTGTAGATGTAATACTCTCTTGATACGTCTTTAGTATTGGCCATCGTGTTATCTTGGGTTTTGAGTTTTTTGGTTTTGACTTCTTTGACCTTGCGAATCTTGCGTGGGTCAATGTATCTCAACTCTTGAATTCCCAGACGTGGATTTGTTTTATCAATAACGGCTTGGTAATACATTCTACCGTCAATATACCAGCGTCTAAAAATATCGTAACCTTGTTGATTGAAGTTTAATAGATCAGCAATGTAATCAAATTCTTCTTCAATCATTTTTTTGATGTTTGGCGAAACCGGAACACCATCAAGAATAATTTCGATGATCTTATCGATTTCTGAGTTAATAGCTTCATTAATAATATCATCAACTGCAGCTTCACATTCGGGGTGAAGTGCCATTTCTCTGTATCTCGTAACAAGTTCTGCTTCTGTTTTTGCACTGCCTTCAATGTCGACATACATGCCATAAGAACCACCAGCCGCAACAACTAACGCACCATCATCTTGCAGATCTGGTGCAATTGCGTCTAGATTCTCTTTTGTCTCATCAGACTTGCGACGGATTTCAAACCCGAAAAATTCCATAATATCTCCTAAAAGGTGGAGGGGGAAATCCCCCTCCTACTTATTAGCTTCCGCCAGCGTTGCCAGTAATACCGCCAGAAACTTCCCACCAGTCGTACTGGAATGTAACAGCAAATTCTTCGATTTGATCTGTCGCGTTCCAATCCAAATCAATCGGAGAGACTGACGATGGGAAAATACCATTGAACTGGTATGTTCTAATTGGTACGCCTGTTTTTGAATATTGAATAACTTGTGCGTTAGCTTTGTACAGAAGAGGTGATGCTGCACTAAACTGACGCAGGTTACCCTGTAAAGAGTTGATCTTGTTAGACCACTCTTCCATTGCGTTTCTAATTAGAAAATCTTCATTATTAATCACAGTAACAGTCCAGTCACCAAAAACACGGTCACCGGCCATTTTTATTCTGCGGCCAAAGTAAGGAACTTCAATGATGCCCAGGTCAGATGAAGGAATCTGAGCTGCTCTCACCAAGAATGGAACCTTAATATCAGCAACAGAGTTAGCTGGATTTTGAATCGTCACTTGGAAAAGCGACTGACGTGCTCCTCCAAGTGTTAGCTGACTTCTAATCTCGTTTACATTAAATGCCATGTTTATTATCTCCTTTGTCGTTGATATTTATTAGAACTGTCCAACCACTTCGGAGAATTCAACACCCGTTCTCACAGCAACAAAGTTCAACTGAATGAAGTTGATTGAGCGAGCTGGTTTGATGTAAATGTCACCAACAAACTCGTTACGATCAATTACTTCACCAGTGTTGTTTGTTTCGTCACACACAACCTTGAAGTCGTAAATACCGCGACGACCTTGCACATCACGCAGGAATGGCTCAACAAGGTTCTTGAACTGTGCGCGAGTAAACTCGTCGTTGAATTCAAACAGTGTGAATTTAGCAGCAGTTGCAATTGCTTTTTCAAGCACAATGAACAGACGACGAACATTGATACGATCAAAAGCTGATGGTTTTGCCAACATGGTCTTGTCACCAAACAGAACAGTGCCTTGACCTGGGAATGTTACAACTGGGTTAACACCGTTCTTGTAAAGAATGTCGCGAGCTGCTTTGTTTGGATTAAATGCAAGCTTGATGATATTCTTTACTTGACCTCTGTTGAAGCCAGCTGGTGAGAACCAAGGATCGCGTGTTTCATCAGTACGTACTGCAAGACCAGCCATGTCACCATTTAATGGAACGTAACGGTAAACATCGTTGTATTTGTCGTACTGATACTTGTAACCTGAGTCGATAACAGCATAAGATGTTGAGCGGCATGAATTTCTAAATGTCACAACATCATTTGCTTCACTACCAAGGTTTGAAACAACGTCGGCACGGTCAGGTGAAATAAATGCTACGCAGTCTTTTCTCGACTCGCAAACATTATCGATAATATAGTTAGCAAGCTGTTCACCGTTTGTACCACCACGTGCTTTACCTTGAAGGATCAATGAAACATCAACCTCTTCTGCAGATGCAAACATGTCGTAAGCGGCTGTAAGGATGTTGATTGGGCAGTTTGTTTCACCGTAACCATCTGTTCCACCAACAAACGAAACTGAAAGTGGTTTGGTGTTGGTTGACGAAGCAACTAACAGAGCAGTAGCTGATGCTGCATTGCCACGATCGTTGGTAAACCAGATATACTGTGAGTTTTGATTGATAACGTCTTTGTAGTAAATCGTTGCACCGTCAGCTGATTTTGCATCTGTTGCACGAGAAAGACCTTCAAACACCTCGAGAATAGTACCTGGAACACCAGTAATCAGACCATCTTCATCAGCAACAACGATGTGAATCTCGTCGCTGGCAGCTGTGTTACCTTGTGAGGTAACAAACTCAGACGTACCAATCGTTTTATCGACGCTATTGAAGTATTCCCAGTTTCTTGTTACAGAGGTTGCTGAGAAGTTTGTTGACAGAGCGTACAGATCCTCGAGACCCAGCTGAACGTAAGATGTGGTTGCGTTTGCTGCAAGCGATCCGATAGAAGTGATGTTTACAGTCTGCTTACCGATTGATGTGTTACCAAGGGTAACTACATCGCCAACAGTCAGGCTATTGATAATTGCTGTTACAGCAGCGTTAGAAGCTGCATTTGCGCCAGTAACTGCAATCGTCAGTGTGTTAGAACCAACGCTAACTGAAATACCAGCATTTGCTGTAATGGTAGATTCAAAAGCAGATGAAGAATCACAAACAGAAACTTTTAGCGAATTACCAATTAAACCAGGATATTTGGCAGCATACAGCGTGTCTGAATCTGCTGTTGAAAAATCACCAGCAGCATCTTTAGCACTGTAGCTATCTTCATTCTTGATAATGAATGAATTGATGTGTGATGGCAGACCTGAAGAAGCAACAGCATTTCTAGAAACGGTTGGATCCTCTGTGACAGCAGAAATTGTTGCTGTGTTTGAACCATCAGTCAGCATCAGGCTTGTATTTGAACCAGTATAGGTTGTGAAGAAGCCTTGCATCGTGCTGACATTAACTGAAAGCGTTGTTGAGTTGGCAAGTACTACTGTGCCAACAGCAATGTTTGCACCACTTGCATCACGTTGATAAACAGTGCTATTATTTGCAAATGTTGTTCCAGCTGCTGCAACTGTTAGGATTGTATTCTCATTGCTCGTTGTGTTTGCTGCACGTGAAACATAGAGCTTGTTGCCGTATGCTAGGAAATTTGCTGCAGTAAAGAATGTTTCGGCGTTAAATGTGGTTGGCTTACCAAAGCGTGCTGCTAATTCTTGTTCAGATGAAACCAGAACGCGCTCGCCAACAGGTCCCCATCTAAAAACGCCGCCAATCGCACCTTCGGTTGTCGATACTGCTGGAACAACCGTAGTTAGGTCGATTTCTGTTACGTTTACACCAGGACTAACTTGAAATGGCATGTCATTTCTCCTCAAAAAAGCGTTGTA